TCATTTGATGGTTAAATACTATCAGATATTCCGGAAAAACGCAACCGTCAAAACTATAAAAAAAACAATAACTTTTTTGTGCATATTTTTTTAGGTGGTTAATGCGGTAAAAGAGCCATTTTTTGGTTAGGACAGTCTAACACATACACACAATTTGTATGTCATCTATTTAGTATGTACTAACACACACATTTTGTATTACATACATTTAGTGCGCCCTAACACACACGAATTGTATGCCACACAGAGAGTGTTGTTAGGACACACAAATTGTGTTTGTGCATTTTGGGAAAAAATTTTTTTTAATTTTTGTGCAAATTTCCTATTGACAAAATTGCTGGGCTGTGGTATACTGGGAATACGACCCGCGCTGGCCCAGCGCGGGCCGGCCAAGCCAATTAAAAAAGGGGCTCATTTTATGAACCCCAAAGCGCATCCAATTATCATCATAGGAATTATAGTTGCGAACAGAAAAATCATTCCATAACAGGGCTTGCCCTCATCTAAATTTTTCATTGTCCAGTAGGTGCCGAGCGGAGTGACCATAAAGAAATCAAAGATTACCATTACCATAAAGACGATAGAGAAGAAAGTTTTCATTTTTTGTTCCTCCTTGCTTTTGTTGAGTTAATTATAATCTGAAATCCGGAATTTGTCAATAGGTTTTTAACAAATTTTTTCAATTATTAACCATCCACCACTAATACGCGCGCTGTCGTTCTCTGTTTCTTGAATCGCTCGGCCCCATCCGCAGGCTTTGGAGAAGATTCTATTTTTTGCGCTCTCGTATGAAGTAAATACTTCATCATCCTGACCAAACTTTGTTGAAATATCATTTTCATCACAGAAAGCAATCACGTATCTTTCCGGATTTTTCTTTTTAAACCACATTTTATCTTTCTCCTTTGCTTTTCTTGAGTTAATTATAATATTAAAAAGGGGTTTTGTCAACCCCTTTTTAAAAATTTTTTAGTGCTGATTGTCGTATCTGATAAGAATCACATTTGAATAATGCGTTAAATATGTTACACCTTCAATTGTAACTTGTACAGCATCAGATTCATCAAAGTCGCGCCAATTGTCAATTTTGCCCTCTATCATTTCGCCATTGTGCAGGATAATAATCGCGTCATCAAAAGATTGTTTCAAATCTAAACCGATTTGACGATTACCGAGAGAACAACCAGAGAGAGTAAAAGCACAAATCATTAAAAGAACCGCCAAAGCAATCATTTTCACGTTTTTCATTTTCATTATTTCCTTTCTGTTCCCTTTGGACAAGCCTATTATATCACATCAGAAAGAGGCTGTCAACCTCTTTCTGAAAATTCTTTATAACCTTTGCTGTCCTTCCATACGAGATGATTACTAGTCCGTGATTCAATGCTAAATTCTTTTAATCCGCCGTCCCAAATTAAGGCAATGGCTTGTAAAAGATGAATGGGAACAAACAACAGAATATACACAGGAAGTTTGATTTTTGTAATTACTCTTACACAAGCACTATTTTCAGCGATGTAATGGTTACATGCGATGCGCTCAAATGTATGTTTCTTAGAGTAGTTGAGCAAGGTGGCGCACTGTTCGTAATTGATTTTTTTCATTTTTGATTTCCTCTCTTTCATTTTGTGGCTTAATTATAACGCACAGTTTCGGGATTGTCAATACTTTTTTGAAAATAAAATGCGCTTTTTGCGCGTTTTATTTTATTTCTGTTTTTGCCAAAATAGTAGCATCGATATCATCGTTTTCAGCAATCCAATTGTTGCCCGGTTCAAAGATTGCGACGATTTCACCTGTACCATCGCGCATAACATCAGTAGGAAAACCGTGTTCTTCAAAGATGCAACGGGCTTTGAAAATTGCGCCCCACAAAGTTTCGAAAACAAAGGTGTAACGATGGGGCTGTTTGTTCATGTAATAATAAACTGTATACATTTCATTTACCTCTCTTTCATTTGTGAGTTAATTATAACGCCGGTTCACTCTATTGTCAATAGGTTTACTGAAAATAATCAAAAATAATCCAATTATTTTTTAAATCTTCTATTTGAATATGAATACAATCTTTGTCTCTTAACCAAATTGTCACAGCGTTTAGCGCTTCAATAATGTTAAATGTAATAGTAATAAAACATTCTTCATTCGCATAATGCCGAGTTATTTTAAAAAACTGTAAATCTTCTCTCATTGCCTCACCTGTTGCATAATTCCAAATTACTGTAAACCCTTTAAATCTAAAATTATCATTGAAATATTCATACGCATTTTCTTTTAATATTTTATAAATATTGTCTACACGTTCGATATTATCCATACTGCGCAAAGTGTCATCAAAACCATTACAATTATTAACGGTTACAATAATCACATTTGCGCAGTCCATTATGGTTAAATCATCATTTGCGCTCTTTAATAATCTTAATACTTCTTTTTTATCCATTGTGGACCACCTTTTCTAAGCTATCCCTATCATCATAGATTTTAGAGGGGAACATTTCATTTTTAACGCTCAACAGATGATAATAAAACGCGCCATTAGGATACTTTTTCATCATTACATCAAACCATTTCTTGATTTCTTCTTCAGTATAAGTTTTCATTTTTTTTATTCTCCTTTTCTTTTCTTGAGTACATTATAACTTATTTAATTAAATTTGTCAACTAAATATTTTTTTTATTTTTTTAAAAAACCTGTTGACATTACTAATAGGCTGTGATACTATATAGTCACAGGGCGGGCTTAGCAGTTCTCCTCCTAAAAAAATTCAACTGCTAGGAAACTAGCGGGGTATGGCGGTAGTTGAATTTTGAAGCCGCAAAACCGAGAGAACTGCAGTCGGGTGAGAACCCCGACCTTTTTGTTTCGGGAGGTTTAGTGTGGCTAAACTTTGCGCTCATTTTGCAAGATTTTATTGCCAGACTTGCATTTTTCGCAAACTCGGCCCGGGCGCAGCTTTAGCGCCCGCGCCCGGGCCGGCGACAAGAAAAAGGCCACATGGCCTTTAAAAACTTGCGCTGGGATAAATTGTGATCCCCTTGGGATTCATGCAGGTGAAGCCCCATCCGCCTTCTGCTTTCGCTTTCTTGCCGGCCTTCATCAGCTCGGCAAAGTCATTGTACTCACCAACGTGAAACTCGTCTTCTTTGTCAAACCAAGTCATGTGGAAGTATCCGTTGTTGTATTCTTCGTAAATCATTTTTTTCTCTCCTTTGCTTTTCTTGATTGTATTATAATCGATGTCTTGAATTTTGTCAACAATTCCGGTAAATTTTATTGATATAAAAAACATATTATTTTTTGTGCATTGTGCGCAAAAGAAAACAGGCTTGTTAGCCTGTTAAAACTTTTTTGCTCCGCACTCTTTGTACGCATTACGTTTCTGCATTTTCTGCATTGTAAATTCCGTTTCACTCACTTCATAGCAAGCAAGCGGTAATTTTGAGTGTTTAACGCCGCCCATATTCTGAGCTATTGACATTGCCTTAACTGCATCTTTTGCGCAAATGTAAAAGGTAATGGTAGCAATTCTGCCCTTTCCAACGTGTCCGCGCAGACAAGTTACTTTAAAGTACTTCATAGTTTTTATCTCCTTTTCTTTTCTTTTCTTGATTGTATTGTAAACGATGTCTGTTATTTTGTCAAGTGTTTTTCATAAAGTTTTTTTAAGACGTTTATCTCATCCCATCCCTTGTTAGGAAGCACAAACCGCGCATATTCCTTTTGACCAAATGTTCTTGTTTGTCTCCATCCGAAAAACATTTCAAACAAGTATCCTTTTCCTGCGCTGTATGCGCTTGCTAATGCGTATTCGATGCTATCTAACTCTAACCATTTGCTTGTCATTGTTTTTCTCTCCTTTGCTTTTCTTGAGTACATTATAACAAATACTTTATTATTTGTCAACAAGTTTTTTAGCAATAAGCTAAACCCATTGTACGCCAATTTAATACGCTGATTTGATTGCAAGCCTTGCCGATTGTCATTGCTTCCTTTTTTGTATTTACTCTTTTGCTTTTATCAATATAATAGATACCATCACTAAACCATATTCCGCAGTTACCATTGTACGCCTTGATAGCTGTCATTGCTTCTTTTGCTGTCTTGCATTCTACGCCTTCTGTTGCGACTTGCCATCCGGTTTTATAGGTAACTTTCTTTCCCGCTTTAAGTGTTAAACCGTCATTGTTTGTAAGTTTGTTAATGCTTCTAATGTTAATCATTGTTTCGTCTCCTTTGCTTTTCTTGATTGTATTATAATCGATGCCTGCTATTTTGTCAAGCACTAAGTTTCGGGATGTTTTTTGTGCAGTTTTCACAATGACTTGCGCAGAACAAAACTTTGTGAAATATTTAACAAGCGCAGAAACGCCGTTTGACCAGCCTAACAGTGGTAGACGGTAAAAAAAAAGAAGGCTTATGCCTTCTTAGATTAATTTGTAAGTAGTAGTTGTGTTATCCTCATAAACTTGTCCATTCTCATCAATCTGATAGAACCAATCACAGCCATAGCAATCATTGTACGCGCAGTCATTAAGCATTTTAACAATTTCTGCAACGGTGTAATAGGTGCGCTCAGTGTGATTGATGGCTTTTACATGTCCGTTATAAATCGCTGTAGTAAGAGCGTATTTCCCGCAAGCCACATTCATCCACTCTTTTTCAGTAAACTCTTTCTCACCAAAAACCTTCTGAGCGTTTTCAAGAGCGTTAATCTGCATTTTAGTCATTGTTTTGTCCTCTTTTCTTTTTTTTATTTTTTCTGTTCCCTTGGAACGATTATAGTATACTACACCGGCATTAAATTGTATACACACAAATAGTATGTTTTTAAGAAAAAAGTTGAACAAGTTTTAGGATAGTTTATTGTGCGCTTTGCACAAGTCTTTTGGCGCGAAAACTTTGTGAAATATTTAACAATGTCAGCAACGCCGTTAGACTAGTCTAACGGCTTAGGCGATAAAAAAAAGAAGTCTTTCGACTTCTTATACAAGTTTGTAAGTGTTAGTAATAATCTCCTCATAAGCATTGTTATTCTCATCTACTTTAAAGTTCCAGTCACAATTGTAGCAGTCATCACCTGCGCAGTCATTCAACATCTTCACTAACTCTTTTACAGTGTAGTAGATACGCTTTACGTGCTGAACAGACTTTACATTTCCATCATAGATAGCAGTAGAAAGACCATACTTTCCGCAAGCTACGTCCATCCACTCTTTACGAGAAAACTCTTTATCACCGAAAACTTTCTTAGCATTCTCTAAAGCTACCATCTGCATCTTTGTCATTGTCTTGTCCTTCTTTCTTTTGTTTGTTGTTGTTCCCTCTTGACAATGATAGTATAACAGATTGACTATTATAAAGCAATCGTCAATAGTTACAACCTTTTGCGCAGTTTTTTGTGCACATTGCACATTGTTAAGTCTTTGACAATGTCTGTGCTGTTGTACATACAATGAGTGTGTTAATACCATACTATCTGTGTGTATTTACACCTTGTTAATTATTTAACAAGCCGACATTGTTAATTTCTTAACAATCTTTGCCCCACTAGAGTTTGTTAATTTTTTAACAATCTTTGCTATTTTACGCGCTGAGAATGAATAGCAGACAAAGATTGTTAAATTCTTAACAATGTCGCAACTGGTTAGTTAGGGCTAACTAAGGGCTTGTTAATTTCTTAACAATCTTTGCTAATCAAGGGTTGTGATACATCAGCTAATTAGTGAGCCTGTTAGTTAGTACTAACTAACTTGCTACTTTCGGGGCTTTACTTGTTTTGGTCAATGTGCACAAAAAACTTGTGAAATTTTTGTAAGGTTTTTTGTAGCGCGATTTCGGGGCGTGGTGACCAAGGGCGGGCCGATGTCTAAATAAAATAGCGGCAGTACTCTATATATTTTTTTCCAGATGAAACCAACCCGGGGTAGGTTTCGGGAGAAAAATTATTTGAAAATGATAATTCGATTATGCCTGGCCTCTCCCCCTTCTAAATCCTTTTTTGATTTCGATTAACGAAACTTGACAGCTCAAAATTTTTTTAGTATAATGGCCGTATAGAACGGAGAGTGATTGATATAATAAAATTAGATTATACAATAGAATCTCCTGTAGAGCGCAATAAAATAGTGAAAGCTATTTTAGCAGAAAACCCCAACCCTTCAGAATAGTATTTAGAAGTTTTAGCCGATTACCTTGTACTCTGTATGGAAAAGCAAGAACGCAAAGAGCGCAAAATTTTAACAGACAATCGAATGGCAACCGTTAATAAAAGAGAAACTTCTTATGAGGGACTAGTCGGTCAATTAGAAAATGGCGAAGATGGTATACATAATTTAATAGCAGAAAATAAAAAAAATATAATTCTTACACCCAAAGTATCAATAACCAAAAAAGATTTAGAAGAAATCCCACCATTGCGCCAATTGCGAGATGCGATAGAACGCTGGGAGGCTCTACAAGAGCACGTGACAGGACGCGACGCATTTATAGTAAAACGTTCATTAATTGAAATGCGGCGTGACCAATATATAATAAAAAATGCATATCGCCGTCCAATCGTTTTCGCGCAATTAACGCACACCGGCGCAAACCCACCAAAATTAGACAGTGAAGAATGGATTGAATACGATGAAATGAATCGCCCCATAATAAAATATTCAGGCATCTCTTTCCTTGATCCTGTTGTAGTTGCGGCGATTTTACAAAACTTAGGTGGGCTGCGCGCACATTGTGATGGTCAATTCGACAAAGATACTTGGTATTTTATTCAAGATTTTAATAAACTTCTCAAAGATGCTTTAGTCGATTATCCAATGTATAGTCGCATCATTGAGTATAAAGTAAATCATTACACTAATCAAGAAATACAAGCGTTCCTTGAAAAAGAATTTCATACCACCCATTCCTTAGAATACATCTCTTCTCTTTGGCGCAATAAAATCCCCAAACTAATTGCGCAACAGGCACAAGATGATTTTCTTATGTGGTATTTTACATATCAAGAAAAGGGTCAATGGAAAAAGTGTTCGCGCTGTGGGCAAATTAAATTAGCACATAACCGCTTCTTTTCTATAAACAAAACTTCTAGAGATGGTTTTTATAGTATATGCAAATGCTGCCGCAATAAAAAGAGAAAGTAGATGATGTGATGGGACAATTATATTGTAAAACCTGTAAGCGCACAATGGCCGACATAGACTTTTATACGACAAAGCGCACAGATAAATATCCAACAGGACATTTGGATGAATGTAAAAAATGTATTACACGCCACGTAAACAATTATGATCCTTCCACTTTTTTGTGGATATTAGAAGAAATAGACGTCCCTTATATTGAACACGAGTGGACAACCCTATTGGAGCGCGCAGTACAAGAAAAAGGTGCTTCTAAATTAACAGGTATTAGCGTTTTGGGCAGATATCTTTCAAAGATGAAACTTGTCCAATACAAAAATTATACCTGGGAGGATAATGAAACCCTCAAAGCGAGATATGACGAACAAAAAGCGCAAGTAATGGCGGCACAAGGCTATAGTGGTGAAGACATTGAAAAAGCAGTATCAGAAGGTTCTATGCCGCCTGCGCCCAAATTAAATAAAGAAACAGAAGCAGAACCAATAGATAAATTAGAGCCTGACGGTTTTGAAGATGACCTTACAGAAGAAGATAAAAAATATCTAACCTTAAAATGGGGAAAAACATATCGCCCATATGAATGGGTTCAATTGGAAAAATTATACCAAGAGATGATGGCGGCATTCGATATCGTTACCCCTTCGCACGAAGATTATCTTAAATTAATTTGTAAAACTTCATTAAAATGCCATCAACTTGTCGATTTGGGCGACATAGAAGGTTTCCAAAAAATGTCCAAAGTATACGACACTTTAATGAAATCAGCTAAATTTACTGCCGCGCAAAATAAAGCAGAAAGCGGTGAATTTGTTTCCGCAATAGACGAGTTCATCCTATTGTGCGAGCGCGATGGTTTTATTCCCCGCTATTATGTATCTGAGCCCGCAGATATGGTAGATGCTACATTATCCGATTTGCGCAAATATACCGATCGTTTGGTGCGCGAAGAAATGAACTTGGGCAATCTTATTGAAGGTGCCGTTCGTACGATGGCACGCGAAGAAGCAAAAGAAGAAGACTTAGAGACAACCGACGAAACTGATATAGATTTTGACGCTATTGCGCAAGAAGCTTTAAGCGATGAAGATTTTGTTGCGCACAACGATTTTCTAGAACAAGAGCAAGCCGCAGATGAAGAAACAATGAATAAATTGCTGACGAAGAAGAAAAAGTAATGGCTTTATAGGATTTATTAAATCTTCGCGAAAACGTTGATAAAATTGGTTTATCAGAGGAACGCGTGAAAGCTTGTATTCCTGTTGCTAGAAAATATATCGCGTTCTGGAGAGAATATCCAGATCTTTTTGTTGACTTTCTTTTGTAGAAAAACAATCCAGAAAATTTTCATTTATATTATTATCAGCGCGTATTTTTGCGCGCTGCTATGCGTTACAAATATTTGTATGCGACTTTTCCTCGTGCATATTCTAAATCTTTTTTGTCCGCGCTTGTACTGATGTTGCGCTGTATACTTTATCCTGGCGCTAAATTATTTGTTACTTCTGGTGGTAAGGAACAAAGTTCAAGTATTTTAAAGTCTAAAGTACAAGAATTAACTCGATTAATTCCCGCACTATATAATGAAATAGATTGGACAAGAGGTAAGAGCCTCGAGGGTAAAGATTATGTAAAATATGTCTTTAAAAGTGGATCTGTATTGGATAACATTGCGGCAAGAGAAACAAGCCGTGGTCAACGTAGACACGGTGGATTGATGGAAGAATGTGTAGGTATTGATGGTACCATTTTAAGTGAAGTCATTATTCCTACAATGAACGTTTCTCGATACGGTGCTTGGGGTGGCAGACAAGAGGATGAAACATTAAATAAGAGTCAAATATATATTACTACAGCCGGATGGAAAAATACATTCGCTTATGATAAATTAATACAGATTCTTGTTTGGGAAATTGTTAAACCTGAACGGGCAATGGTATTAGGCGGTAGTTGGCGCATTCCTGTTTTGATGGGTCTTTTGGATAAGTCATTTATTAAAGACTTAAAAATGGACGGTACATTTAATGAAATGTCGTTTGCGCGTGAGTATGAATCTGAGTGGTCTGGTACTGTTGAAGACGCATTTTTTAATGCGGAACAGTTTGATCATAACCGCATATTGCGCCAACCGGAATACGAGTTCTCTGGTCGCTCTACTAAAAGCAGTTACTACGTATTGGCGTGCGATGTTGGGCGCAGGCTATGCGATACTGTAATATGTGTGTTTAAAGTAAACTCTTAGCCGACTGGTGCTACAATTATAACAATGCCAAATATTTTTACAATGAATGATGCACATTTTGAGGACCAAGCTATTAAATTAAAGAAGCTATATTTTAAATATAAAGCGAAGACTATCGTTATAGACGCCAATGGTTTAGGTATTGGTTTAGTCGATTATATGGTTAAACAATAGACTGATCCAGATACTGGAGATATTTTACCTGATTTTGGTGTAAATAATGATGAAGATAATGAATATAAAAAATACCGTAGTGATATTTGTGAAGAAAATGCTTTGTACCTTATTAAGGCGAATGCGCCGATTAATACAGAAGCGCACGCGACTGCGCGAAGTGAATTGGCTTCCGGTCACGTTAAATTCTTAATTGATGAACGTGTCGCAAAAGTTAAATTAATGGGAACAAAGAGAGGGCAAGAAATGAAGCCAGAAGAAAGGGCAGAGTATTTAAAACCTTTCACTCTAACTTCCATATTAAAAGAAGAAATGATGAATTTGCGCGAAGAAAACGAAGGCGTAAATATTATATTAAAACAAGCCAATAAAAGTATTAGAAAAGATAAGTTTTCCGCATTCGAATATGGATTGTATTATATAAAACAAGAAGAAGACAAAAAACGCAAAAAGAAAAAACATAGATTTGCTGATATGCTATTTTTAAATTAAGTAGGTGTAAAAATGAGAAGTTCACGAGCGGAAATAAAGATTGAAGAAATTTTAAAAGAAGCTGAATTGAATTTTACAGAAGAATAGACATTTACTGGCTTGACTTCTGGTAATGGAAGACCATTGCGTTTTGATTTTTGTGTTTTTGATGATGAGGGAAATGTAGATTTCTTAATAGAATATCAAGGTAAATAGCATTTTGAACCATCCGCTAAATTTGGTGGTAAAAAAGGTTTTTTTAGACAATAGTATAATGATAACAAAAAAAGAAGATTTTGTGAATTAAATGGTTATAATCTAATAGAAATACCTTATACTGAGGAAAATCTAATTAGTTACGATTATATTATGGAACGTGCTGGTTATTAAGAGGAGGTGCTTTCGTGCGGCAAAGACAAACTCAAGACCAAATACACGAAAAAGGCTTCAAAATATCTACCGGTAGACCAGGCACCTTTTCCCCGGAGGATAATCTACCAATTGATTATGGCCGCATCAGAGTTGGTCTATAGACACTTGATGATGCGGTTTTAGATCTTGGTAGTTTAACTAAAGTAAATCGTTAGTGGGGAGATAAAACCACTATCTTACGAGCTATTGCTCGAAAAGATTATGTTTCTCTACGAGAAATTTCTAATTATTTTTATGAAATGAGCGGCATATACGAACGTTTATGTAAATACTTCGCTTATTTATATAGATATGATTGGTTCGTTGTTCCCTACATTAATGACGATACTGCGAAAGAAGAAAAAATTCTTACCGAATTTACAAAGGTATTAGGGTATTTGGATAATTCAAATATTAAATACGCGTGCGGCGATATAGCATTAAAAATAATTGTTAATGGTTGTTGGTATGGCTATATTGTTGATACTAAAGAAGGTATGACTTTTCAAGAGTTACCCACTTCCTACTGTCGCAGTAGATTTCGTGTTGGGGATATGCCCGCGGTAGAATTTAACCCAAAATATTTTGATGACAAATTTCGTTCTATTGAACAACGTATGCGAGTATTAAAAATGTATCCAGAAGAGTTTTCTAAAGCATATATTGCTTATAAAAAAGGTAAATTAAATACTGATGAGAACGATGGCACTTGGTGGCTTTTAGATCCAGCATACGCAGTAAAACTTAATGTTAATGGTGCTGATTACCCTATTCTTGCGAATGCTATTCCGTATATTATTGATTTGGATTTGGCGCAAGATTTAGACCGTAAGAAGACTATGCAAAAATTATTAAAAGTTATTATTTAGAAATTGCCGTTGGATAAGAATGGTGATTTAATATTCGATGTTGATGAAGCAAAAGACATTCATAAT